CCGTTTGGAGTAACAGTAATATCTTGATTAGCTGCGTCTGTTATTGTGATTGTACCAGAGTCTGTGCCACTATTTGTACTAAGAGTTAAATCACCCGTTCCATTAGAAGTAATATTAGCTGTTGCTCCTGAGTCTCCAACAACTAACGTATCTGCAACAACATTAACATTTCCTGTACCGTTTGGAGTTAGAGTAATATCATTGTTCGCAGCGTCTGCAATGACAATCGTACCTGAGTTTGTGCCACTATTTGTACTAAGAGTTAAATCTCCTGTGCCTTGAGTTGTGAGCGTAGCATCAGCATTATTGTCACCAATCATTACTGTGTCAGCACCAAGGTTTACGTCACCTGTGCCGGCAGGGGTAATGTTGACGTTACCATTCGTGTCTGTTGAAGTAATAGAGTTACCGTCTAATAAAAGGTTATCGACTTGATAAGAGCCTGTAACAGCAAGATTAGCTGCAACTTCTACAACAACTGCACCACTACCTGCTCCATCAGAACGGACAAGTTTTGTTTTACCATTCGGTATTTCTATGTCATTTGAGGCATTGTATGTGCCTTGAAACAAAAGAATTGATTGCGACCCTGATAAAGCGTTTTCAATCCAGAAATATCTTTCGGCATCGTTTGGAGTTATCTGGTAATAAACTGTGCCACCTAAATCACCGCCATCAACAATTTTAATGATTCTGTTTCGACCATTAGAAACAGATCCATCTGTAATCGGAAGGGTGTTCGGAGAACCTGTAGATCCCGTAGCTGCCGCTGTAATAGAAATAAATCCATCAAGGGCTTGGTCAATCAAGTCCATATTGGTATTTGTCATAGTTCCCCAAGTACCTGACCGGTCACCTGTGGCTGGTTTTTCTATTCCAGTATTTGTTGTATATGTACTTGCCATATCTTAATTCCTTATGCGTTTATATCTGACCAACTTGGTGTTTGGCTGGGAGAAACAGCACCCCAACTAGGAGACTGACTCGGAGATACCCCCGACCAACTTGGTGTTTGATCTGGAATAATTTCTCCCCAAACAATAACTGAACCAATCTCACCTGTACTTACTACTCCTGTTACACTTACCGATACAGGTAAAGAAACAACGACATCTCCAATTGCTCCTGTACCTGCTTCTCCCGTCACGGAAACAGAAGCATCTCCTGTTACCGTAACACTTCCTAACCCTGTAGTTCCTACTACAGTTGTAACATCAACAGGGTCGGGCGTACCCCAAGCACCTTCGCCCCATGTACCTCTTCCCCAACCCGTTATTTCTGCCACTATGCAATCCTTATAATCGCATTACTCGCATCAGCAGTTGGAAAAACAATCGTAAAATCACCACTCGAAGCTGTTTTATCTGCTCCAAAATCTAAAACACACACCGCTTTATCCGATTGTGTGTCGTTGTATATTAACGCTCCTCTTGCAGTAATAGACACATTAGAAAAGGTTAAATCACTAAAATCACATATGGCGGTTGTTCCTGACGTTGTTGGCGTAACACTTGTAAGTGCTGCTCCCGTTGCAGAGTAGTTTGTACCACTTGCTTCGTTGGAAGAAGTGTAAGCGGTTGTACCTGCACCCAAAGAAGCACTTGATGTATACAACGCAAGTTTAAAGGTATTTCCAGAGCTTGCTGTAAAATTGTGTGTCCCCACAAGTAGCTCTTGTTTAAAACTGGTACACATTGCTTGACTTATCGCCATCTTAATCTCCTAAAATTGCTTTTGCGAGTTGTTCATGCCCTGCTTGCTTCATTCGATTATACAAGGTCACTCTATCGCTTTTAACTGCTTGTATCATGTAATATTCCACAACATTTAAAATATCCTTTTTAAAGGCATTAGCTTGTTCTTTAATTGGAGGAGGAGCGTTATCTGATACAGAAACGAGCTTATCTGCACACATTTTTGCAATTTCTTCGGGAGTGTGGCCCCTGTTTATTGTTGTTTCAACACCAACCTTAAAATCACTTGGTATTTCCGTAGTTACACTAAACATATTATTGCTTTTGCTTAATTATCATACCAGTTGTGTAATCATCTGTCACTTCTTTTGCCTCTCCAAAGTTTTTCAAGCTTAAAATAGCCTCTGTAAATCGCTGATTATAGGTGTTTAACAAGTCAGGGTCACCTTTCATAAAGGTATACGCTTCAACTAAACACCCATACAGCAACGCATTAGGAGCATTTTCACTTAACCACGTTGTTCCACTATCGCTCCCTGCTGTTAGAGAAGCAGGACGATAATAATAATGAAGTTCTGCTGTGTATGTAGAATCTGGAGTAGGTGCTAAAATGAAATTACTTACATCAAAAATAGCATAATATCGGGGTGTTCCAGTAGTTGCAGGATTAGGCGTAAAAGTTTGGATAAAATTAACGTCTTTAAATTCTAAAAATTCATGTGCAGACGAACTCAAGACACTTAACGAAAAAGGAGCCAAAAAGTCGCTTGGCATAGCTAAATATTTATTTGAAGACGTTGTTGATCCTGTTGAATTTTTACGAAACAACGATAATTGTACGTTTTTAAGGATTCTTTCTTCAGATGCTTTAATAAAAACAGACAAGTTGTTAACAAAAGTAGTCTCAGAATTGTCTGTATAATCCTGTATAGCGGTTTTTAATGTTGCGAAAGTAAAGCTCATGCGATTGTCACCGTTACAAATCCAATAGAGCCTATAGCCCTAATCTGGATGGTTTCTGGGGTTTCTACGTTGGGTTTTCCTGCATAAATAGTCAAGGCTTCTTGTCTATCAGGGCGAGGGTTACGTAATGCTTGAGGGTCAAATACTTTAGGAGTTGGATTAAGTTGAGGTTGTTTTGCCTCATACTCATCAAACCCCACCAAAGCTCCTGTCCATTCTCTTTTCATCCTTTTTAAAGGATAAGCAAAACCAGACCTGTCAGATATTCCTAACGCAAATTTACCTGAAGCATATTTAGGCATAATTAACTTCCATTTGTAGCAGGAACAACACTAAAGGAAGTTCGGTCTGCATCTTGGCTAATAGCTCTAGCTATTTCATCATCGTATATACTTTTTAACAAAGTTATTCGATCAGGAGCTTTTTTAATTGATAAATAATACGCTAAACCAGCAGCTAACGCAGGGTAAAACCGAAACGGCATCTGAAGCGTGTCTATGTAATTATCCGCATCATCTATGCGAACAAGTCTATCAAATAAAAGAACATCTGTGTTTTTATCTGGAGTAGGCCATAATTTAATAGTAGGCGTAATTTGTTTGTTTACAAATATTTGAGAAGGTCTTCCCTCTGTTGTTTTGTTAGGAATACCAAGGTAATCACCACGGCTAATTCTTTGAATGTTGTAATCTGTATTATCCCGGCGAACAACAGCAGCTAATATGTCAATCGTGCTTTGAACAGCAGAAAAACTAACTGCTGCAGATACAGTTGTCGTAGCTCCACTTGTTCCACCAGTAATTGTTTCTCCAGACGTAAAAGTCCCCGAAGGAACTGTTATAGCTAAACTTGTTAAAGTTGGTTTACTTGTAATAGAAGCTGTTGCAGCACTTGTACCACCAGTAATTGTCTCTCCAACAGTAAAAGAGCCTGAAGCCCCAACAGTCATTGTAAGGGTCCCTGCAGGGTATTCGGCTATGCCGTCAGCAAGAGTTATAGACACCTGCCCTATTGTCCATTGATTTAGACCTCTGTTAGCCCAATCAGCAAATAACAAATTCATAGAACGTTTAGCGGTTTTAAGGTCGTATCCTGTCCGCATAACTAACCCACATCGCTCAAAAGCCTCTTCAATGTACTCTGTTACATCAAGCTCAAAGTCTTTAGACCCTGATAATGCCATTATTATTTTCCTTTTTCACCTATGTTGTAGCTATATCTTCCACCAATTATAAGAGAAGGCACAATTTTTCTTCTGCTTCCACCAAGTCCTTGTCTTCTACGAAAACTAGCTTCTATAGACGGTCTTCTTTTTTCTACTCTTTTAGGACCAAAAGGAATAGTTAAGGAAAAACGCCCAGAAGTATCCGAATAACGGGTAGGAGAACCTGCACCTAAATTTACTGTTCCCGAAAAACTACCTCCGTTTCTAAGTTTTCTAACTTTTTTAGGGGAAAAAACCCCTAATTTTACTCGAGAAGAACCCACTGGTTATTTCCCTTTTTTACCCTCTGGAACGGTTACTTTAGACGCATCTGGAGAGGTAACCCCCTCATTATACCTTTGGCGGTTTAGTTCAAGGGGTTGAGGACCTTTTTCTACTTTTCCTAACGCCATTACTTAACTCCCTTTTTTAGTTTTTTAGCCATACCACCGCCACGCATTTTTTTAATCATACCACCGCCACGGGCTTTTTTGACCATTCCACCGCCACGCATTTTCTTAACCATTCCACCGCCACGGGCTTTTTTGACTAAATCATTTTTACCTTTGCCATCTGCGGCAAATTTAGGTACTTCTTTCCCATCAACAGTAGTCATTGGAAGACTGCCATCTTTTAATTTTTTGACCATTCCACCGCCACGCATTTTCTTGGTCATTCCACCGCCACGCATTTTCTTGGTCATTCCGCCACCACGCATTTTCTTAACTGGTTTAGCTGTACCATTACCTAAATTAACTCTACCCATTGCCATTTTGTAATCTCCTATAAGTTTCTTGACGTTTTTTCAGCATTTGAGAAACGTC